GGTTGGGTACAAGACACGTGCCAGAAAGAACCCATGGATTGTGCAAGACATGAGCAGTGGCACAAAGTATGTCATCAATGACATGACAGCCAAGCGTTGGTTTGCAAAGGATATTGCATAATGCGACAGCAAGATTTCAAAAACATGAAACGGTATCCCAATGGGGATATCGTTGATCTGTACAACGTCCATCATCTATTGACAGACAAACAGAAAGACAGTCTATCTGACGATGATTGGTCAAGAGTGATTGAATATGAACTTGAGTTGGAGGCAATGCGCTATGAATGTGCTTAGTTTATTTGACGGTATGTCCTGTGGACAGATTGCACTACAGAAATCTGGATTTCAGGTTGACAAATATTTCGCGGCAGAAATAGATAAATACGCTATCAAAGTGGCAAAGGCTAACTATCCTGACATGGTACATCTAGGTGATGTGCGTGATGTGTCAGCCAATGACCTGCCACAAATTGACCTATTGATTGGTGGCAGTCCATGCCAAGGGTTCTCATTTGCTGGCAAGCAATTGAACTTTGATGATCCACGCAGTAAATTATTCTGGGAATTTGTGCGCTTACTCAAAGAGTGCAAGCCCAAATATTTCTTGCTTGAGAATGTCAAGATGAAACAGCAGTCGATGGATGTCATCACTGAGGCATTAGGTGTCGAACCAATCTTTATCAACAGTAGCCTAGTGTCTGCACAAAATCGGCAACGCTATTACTGGACAAACATTCCGATGGATGGATTGCCAGATGATAAGGGCATCAAACTGCGTGACATTCTTGAGGATGGTTTTGTGGATCGTGACAAGTCACATTGCTTGGACGCAAACTATTTCAAGGGTGGCAATCTCAAGTCATACTTTGAGAAACATCGTAGGCAACTTGTGTTCAGCAAGGATGGCTTGTGCCATGTCGGTGATGCAGATATCAGTGGCAATCAGACAGTCAAGCGAGTGTATCATCCTGATGGTAAAGCACCCTGCCTGACAACAATGGGTGGAGGACATCGTGAACCCAAGACACTAACAAGTGATACCACATGGCGCAAACTTACTCCACTTGAATGCGAGAGATTGCAAACTGTACCAGAAGGTTACACCAATCATGTCAGCAATACCCAACGCTACAAAATGCTTGGCAACGGCTGGACAGTTGATGTAATATCACATATCTTTAATGGAATGAAGGAGACAATCACATGCTAACACTTAACACAACACACTATGACGCACCGAAGGAACATCTCGCTGAATCACTTGGCTTGTTACCTCATTGGGTTGTTGAATACAACCTGCTAGGTGAGACAGACCTTGTTCAGTACATGACAGAACGCTATGGCTTTGGGGAGTTGTATCGTTTCGGCGGCGAAGTACAAGAGAATGGGTCATACAAAAGTAACTATGATGAAGACGATGACCTAGAATATGTAGGCAAGATGGAGACAAAGGATGGTACAGTATACTTCTATCCCTATGCTATCACTGCCTTGCCTACTGATGACGGCTACTTTATTACAAGGATGGACTAACCTATGCAAGAACTTATGAAAGAAGGACTGAAGAAACTTATGTTTGACCATGATTGGCTGGACACCAGCGTCATGGGCCTAACAGATGAGAACATTGACACTAACGATTATGAAGAGGAGATTAACTATGACACAGAAGATTGACCAATACTATGTCAAATCAAACAACGTAGTCTTTGAGGACGGTGAATGGTGGTATGTGAGTCCTGACACAACAGGATTCAAATATCGTGAACGACTCGAAAGTCATGCCCGAAAAAATCGGACGCGAATGTTTGTCAACGGTAAGTACATTCCCAAGTCACACCCACTCCATAAGCCAGGAAATTTCAAAAGTTTGGATGATGCGTGGTCACACAAAGAAATCAATAGTGTGCCACAGGGGTATGTATATGCCATCATCAATCCGGCTTGGCCTGAATGGGTAAAGATTGGTAGCGCTTCTATTGCAGAAGATAGACTCAATGGATACCAGACATCCTCACCATTCCGCGACTACGAGATTGTCTGTACCTTTGAGACGAAAGACAAGCGCAAGGCTGAAACCCTGATGCACCGTACGTTAGAGCAGTATTCAGATGAACGGCGCAACGAATGGTTTAAGATAGACATTGACAAAGTAAAGGATATGTTCTATCACTATGACGATTCAGTAGTAAACAACCAGTAGAGGAGACTTAACTATGCCAAATTGGTGTGAGAACAGACTGACGATATGGCACAAGGATGCTGACGTACTTGATAACCTCATGGCGCAGGTTCGTGCAGACGAGAACGGTGACTTGTTTAAGTACATCAAACCTATGCCAGACAATACTTTTCGCGGCGCACTTGGTAACGAGGAACGTGAAGAGTGTGAACGCAAAGGCATACCAAATTGGTATGACTGGTCGATTGATAATTGGGGAACTAAGTGGGATGCATGTCACATGGATTGGTCACATGGTGATGATAACAATGTAACATTCACCTTTGACACTGCATGGTCGCCCCCCATTCCTATCTATGAAGCACTCATGGAGCAGGGCTTTGATGTCGAGGCATACTATGTCGAGTATGGTTGTGCCTTTGCTGGCGAGTGGCACTACTCAAGTGAAGATGAACAATACCTAGATGCATCCTTTAACATTGACGAAGAGCAAGTGTCGCCAGAATTAGATGAGGTATTTGATATCACTCGACAACTTCAAGAGTGGGCAGAAGAAGCAAAGGAGTGTGCCTAATGAATCGGTTTTTAATTGACCACCACCCTATCGCAATAGCCCAACAGTTATGCGATCAACACATTGTCAAGATGCCATTGGAAGAGGCGCAGATGTTATGCACTGCGCTGTGGCATCATGCACCAGAGTATGCAGAGGAACATGATCTATACAGACCTGTACATCAAAATCATCCATGTACTCTGTGGGCTATGGAGAGTCGTGCAAACTACACATATGCGTTCAATCTATACTCAGCAATGCTCAAAGAATATACCTATCGCTACAGTAAGAAACATGGAGCAGGTAAACATTTCCTAGCACTAGCCAAGGGTAGAGACTTTGTTCCAGCACATGCTATCAATCATGTAACAAAGCACCCTCAATGTTTTAGTGGAATGGATCACCTGAAGACAAAAGAACATTGGCCTATTACACCATATCGTAACTTTTACATTGCAGACAAATCTAAGTTTGCAAGGTACAACAATGGTCGGGATATGCCTGGCTGGATGAAAGGAGCAATCAATGTCTGAGTACAAACCTTTTATAGATAGGAAGCATCTTATGCAACACGCATCTGTATTGATGGATGAGATTGATTTCCTAAGAGAGCAACTGCAACCCCACGATACTGGACACATACACACTGCAATCAGTGTGCTAGAAAGTCGTGTTGAGAAATTATTGGAGGACTTGAAAACATGAGTAAAGAATTGAAAGCATGGGAAAAAGAACAGCAAAGACGTAAGCAGGAAATTGCAGTAGCGATTTCAGAGATGCGGCCTGAACAATGGAAGGCAGTAAATGATGCGTTCAAAGCATTGCTCGCATTTGATATTGACTTCTCTGAATGTTATGAAATATGTAGCGCAGATGTTCCAAGAGATTTGAAGAGGGCTATGGCTGCACTTCAGTATGAGTTTGACCTGAGTTATGACGATGCCTAGAAACTTAGAGGAGACACTTGTTGCTACATCTAAGGACGATCTATCCGAAAAGATCAGGTGGTATCTAAACAGATATCACCCCCTTGGATATGACACTAGAGTTATACGCATGACACATGATCCTAACACTGGTAGGTTCACTGCTGTTATGTCACGTTGGGATTCTTGCGATTAGGAGAAAAATACATGGACATTATTATTGCAGTAATTGGTATGATTATTTTGTTGGCGTTTGGGCTATGACTACTTTCAACGACATGGTAAGTGATTACTATTCTTCCTATGAATACAATGACTTGAGAGATGAAACTAAAGCAGATTATAAATATCTAATCGGCCAGGTTTTAGATACAAAAGTTGAAGGAAGAATCTTTCGTAGCCTAGATGTCAAACAATTGACAACTAAGATGTGCAAACTTGCATACAACACATGGTGCGATAGAGGTATCCACTTCGCTAACAAGACAATGGCTATTGCGCGAGTCGTGTACAATCATGGCTTGCGTATGGAGATGGTCAACAACAACCCATTCAATGCTGTTCGCAGGCGTAAGCCTAAGAGTCGAACCACCCTGTGGGATAAAGAACACATCGTCCAACTACTGGACACAGCATACAGCGACTTTAACACACGCAACCTTGGGCTGATAGCACAGATGGCATATGAATGGTGTCAGCGTGTGGGTGACATGCGCCTACTCAAATGGTCTAGCATAGACTTTGAGCATAGGCGTGTGCATATCCTGCAATCCAAGCGTAGGGCAGAGGTTTATTTGCCTATCTCTGACGATCTTATGGATATGCTGGAACAGCAGCACGAAGACTTCGGCTTTCAGGAGTACGTTGCCCCCCGTCCTTATCCTATTCAGGGTAAGTACGAACCCTATACTATATACAAAATGTCCAAGCATGGACGCACACTTATTCGTAGCGCTGGGTTGCCTGACACTCTCCGACTGTCGGACTTACGGCGCACAGGTACTACAGAAATGGTCCAAGCAGGTGTTGGAATTGGACAGATAATGTCGGTTACAGGACATGCTAACCCACAATCTGTAAAGCCTTACATAAAAAATACATTCGATGCTGCAAATTATGCATTGACAAAACGAACTGCGCATGGTAAAAGCACATTAGATGCCGCAAAAGATGAGGATACATACAATGTATAATACATTAAATGATATAATAAATGAGACTACATTGTATATTGGTGAATCTAAGCGCATTAATTGTCCATCATGTAGAGGATATAAAACCTTTACAATTTCTAATATTGGTGGTAATGTAGTTTGGAATTGTTACAAGGCATCTTGTGGTATCAGTGGTGGCAAACGTGTTGGTATGACACCTAGTGATATCAGACAGATGAAAAAGAAACAGGAAGAAAAGGAAGTAGAATTTGTATTGCCACCATTTGTTGTGGCCCATCGTAATCAGAGACACCTAATTAAATGGTGTGCTGAGTGGGGTATCGACATTGATGAGTGTGGCTTGATGTATGATGTAAAGGAAGACCGTATTGTATTTCCTGTCGTACATGACAACAAGATTGTTGACGCTACTGGTCGGGCGTTGACAAAGCGACTCCCTAAATGGCGAAGGTATGGGTCTTCTAGTCTCCCCTATACCTGTGGTCAAGGTGATGTCGCCGTGGTTGTTGAGGACTGTGTGAGTGCGTCTGTAGTTGGCAATGAGAAATTTGTCGGGGTCGCATTGCTGGGTACTACGCTGCTTGATGAACACAAGCACTATCTCACACGGTTCTCAACGGCTATCGTTGCTTTAGACCCTGACGCATTACCAAAGACTATCTCGATTGGTAAACAATTGCGTGGTTATGTGCCACAAGTAAAAGTGTTGCGCCTTGAACAAGACTTAAAGTATCGCAACCCGACAGACGTAGAAAAACTAAACAAACTAGGAGCAATATAATGGAACTTATGGAACTAGCATTGATACGAAGCCTTATGAACAAGGACTTCTATGACAACAATCGTGGGGCTAAATGCCCAGACAAACTATTCAGTGGTGACAATCGTAAGATTAAAAAGGTTGTTGACATGGCAATGGATAAGTACAATCGAAGCGTAACCCCAGAGGAAGTACAGGCTTTGTTTGTATCAAGTAATCCATCTATTACTACAGCGCAACGAGAAGCATATAGCAACATCTTCCATCGTATCCAGCGCACTGACCCACTAGGTAATGATGTAGCAGGAGAGGTGCTTTCTCGCCTGTTTCAGCAGGTTGTAGGGGCAGAGATATCAGAGTTGGGGTTTGACTATGTGAATGGCGACAAGTCCAGCCTAGAACCCTTACAGCGCATTCTTGAAAGATACAACGATGACTTCACACCCAACCTAAACATTGAGTGGGATGACATTACGATTGATACTATCATCTCTAAGAATGATCTTGAAGCACGATGGACGTTCAATATCCCAACGCTTGCAACCAAAGTTTCTGGTGTCAACGATGGACATCTTATTGAGGTTGGTGCTAGACCCAACACAGGTAAGACATCCTTCCATGCAAGTTTGATCGCTGGTCCTGGTGGGTTTGCTGAACAAGGTGCAAACTGTATTGTACTCTGTAACGAAGAGAGTTACCATCGTGTTGCCGCAAGATATCTAACTGCAGCCACAGGCTTGACCATGTGGGATGTTAAGCAAAATCCTGCAAAGGCACGTGACCTGTATCGTCCTGTGTATGATAAGATTCGTATCAAAGATTCTACAGGCAGAGACATGTCTTGGGTAGAGAGTGTGTGTAAATCGTACAAGCCTGATGTTTTAGTCCTTGACATGGGCGATAAATTCGCTACAATGTCTGGCTACTCACGGCCTGACGAAGCACTCAAGGCTAATGCCATTTATGCTAGGATGATTGCCAAGCAATATGGTTGTGCTGTATTCTATATGTCACAGTTGAGTGCAGAGGCAGAGGGTAAGACAATATTGAACCAGAGTATGATGGAAGGTTCACGAACTGGTAAGGCAGCAGAGGCAGACCTCATGGTGCTGATCGCTAAGAACCCTGTAGTTGATGGGCAGGACGAAGAAGACACACAGCGTCATCTGTGCGTAGTCAAGAACAAACTGACTGGCTGGCATGGTAGAGTACACTGTGAACTAAACTATACTATAGGCAGATATGAGGTGTAATTATGAAACTAACACTTGACGTAGAGAATACTGTCACACATCGGGATGGCAAGATGCATCTTGATCCCTTTGAACCAGACAACTCCCTGACTATGATTGGTATGCTGAGTGACCAAGGAGAAGAGGTTCTCGTTACCTTGGATCATAAAGAGGTCGATAAGACCCCTAATGGTCACACTATAGTACAAGGCTGGCTGGATAGAGCAACTGTGCTTATCATGCACAATGCTGCACACGACTTGTTGTGGTTGTGGGAATCAGGCTTTACGTATGATGGGCCTGTATTTGACACAATGCTGGCAGAGTATGTATTACAGCGTGGTATAAAAGAACCACTGTCTCTTGAGGCATGTGCTGAACGATATGACTTGGACACCAAGAAGCAGGACACACTGAAAGAATACTTCAAGAAGGGGTATTCAACTCGTGACATTCCTCATGCAGAGTTGTGTGGTTATCTATCTTCTGACCTTCATGCAACACAGCAGTTGTCAGATAAGTTGATGGTGAGTTTGAATAGTTTAGAAAGTGCTGGCTTGCGAGGCACAGTTGATCTAACAAATCAGTTTGCTGTAAGTCTTGCTCGTATCTATCAGCGAGGATTTACAGTGGACCTGTCAAAACTAGATGAGGTACGCCAGGAATTTGAAAAAGAAAAGTCTGAGTTGCATGAGAGTTTGAAGACACACATCCAGCGTATCATGGGTGACACACCTATCAATCTCAATAGCCCAGAGCAATTGTCTTGGGTTATCTACAGTCGCAAGGTTAAGGATAAGACTGTGTGGTCTAATGCTATACATCCCTACATGAAGGATGCACCATTTAAGGATTTGATAAGAAGAGAGACAGAACGTATTTACAAAACGTATGCTGAACAGTGTAGTGATTGTAATGGTACTGGATACATTCGTAAGACAAAGAAGGACGGAACACCCTTTGCTAAACCACATAAGTGTATACCATGTGCATCTAGTGGTTATCTATACAAACCTACTGAGCAGGTAGCTGGCTTAAAGTTTATGCCACCTAATGCTAAATGGGCTAGTGCCAATGGCTTTAGCACAAGCAAGGGTAATCTTGAGATGCTAGAGAAGGCCGCACATAGCAAGGGTATGGACGATGCTGTTGATTTCCTGCGTGACATTCGTAGGCTATCGGCTGTTGAAACCTACTTGTCATCTTTTGTTGATGGCATACGAATACACACCAAGAAGGATGGTAAGTTACATGTAAGACTATTACAACATAGGGTTGCCACGGGGCGTCTGTCAGGTGCTGACCCTAACATGCAGAACATGCCACGTGGTCAGACATTCCCTGTAAAGAAAGTGTTTGTATCACGATTTATAGATGGCAAAATATTAGAGGCTGACTTTGCTCAACTAGAGTTCAGAGTGGCGGCATTTTTATCACAGGATGGAGTTGCAATTGAGGAAGTATCTACTGGATTTGATGTACATGCATACACCGCTAAAGTTATTACCGATGCTGGTCAGCCTACGGATAGGCAGACTGCGAAAGCC